TAGCGGGCGTCTATCTGGTGACGCTCGCTGTACTCGTTGAGGTCGGCGAGCCATGCCCTCACCGCGATCAGCGCACGCAGGGCGGCGACCACATCAGCGCACTCGCTGGAGAACTGGGCATCGCCGAGTGACTTGGAAAGCACCTCGAATGAAGCCGCCAACTCCGCCAACCTCTCAGCCGTCGGCACGGGCGTTGGGTTGGTCATCGGGGCCTTGGTCATTTCAACTATCCCAATCTAGATCAGCGGGATCGGTCGCCTGGCTGGTGCTGCCCCGACCGTAGCGAACGAACACGAACTTGTTGTTGAAGGAAGTAATGAAGCCGTATTCGACATCGCACCACTCGCGGCGATAGATGACTTTGCGGCCAATATCGGCTTCGGTCGGCGAGATGCCCTTCGCTTGTCGCATGTTCGTGGTATCAGCCATCGGGCTTCTCCAGCAGGCCGGCGGCCATCAGTGCGTTGATGTGCTCGCCCCATTTCTGCATCCAGAGTGGATCGCGCAGCGGTGTGTTGGCGAGCAGCTTGGTCGTTCGCCCAATCTCTCGCACCTGCGCCTCGGTCAGCGTCACGGCAGCGGGCGACTCCTTGGCGGGAGGCGCTGGAGGCTCGCGCCAGTGCGTTACAAATCGCGCTGATATTGTGAGTAAGTGACCGCTGGGCCGGCTAGTGCGCCACTGATCGCAAATAGTGTCGTAGTAGCAGTCGCACCAGCGCGCTCCGGTTCCGTCATCCTTGCCAATCCAAATGTCGATGAGTCGATCCCTCGGCGCCGACCCGATCTCCCGCCAGCCGGCCTGCGCCGACGGTGAGGTGAGGGCGGCGAGGATGGTGGGAAGATTGGCGCGCAGCAGGACGGTCAGCGCGTGATTGGCCTCGGCTTCTTTGCCCGGCATTTTTCCCGGCGTCGCCTTCGCCATCAACGCCCGCAGCCGCGTCGTCAGCGCATCAGCCGGGCGGGGAATATCGTCGGCCATCACTTCAACTCCCTCGCCAGGGCCATCAGCTTTCCCTCCGCTTCGGCCAGTGCCTGCATCCTCGTGTACGTGCTGTTCTCGACGCCCCCGTGCTGATGGCGTGGAGGATGATCGTCGTCCCCCGCATCGTCGAAGGCATCACGCGCATCACGCCATGCCTTGAGTGCCTCGAGGATGGGGGTGACGCGCTCGAGCACCGCGGCGGCGCGGGCAATGACAGTGTCGTCCGTCATGGCTCGACCCCGAGAGGCTTCAACGCTTCCACGATCTCCGTCTCCCGCGCCTCGATGAACCCTTCGAGGGACGCCGGACGCAGCAGCACGTCGATCGGATCCCCGGCGGCCTGCATCGTCACCAGCACGGACCAGAACACGTGGGGGCCGAGATCGCGCGCCTTGTGCTTGAACCTCTGGATGGCCCTGAGCTCGGCGACCATCGCCGCTGCCTTCTCGATCTCTGCGTACTTCATGGCTCGTTCCCCCGGTCGTCGTGGAACTTCATCTCAAACGCCATACGCAGCTTCCCGACGATGAGCAGTGCGTGGTCGTCGTTGCGGGCGATCTCATTGGCGCTGAATTTCACCCTGACGAAACGACCATCGGAGGGTCGTTCAACCCATACGTTGAACGGCTTCTCGATGAAGCGTCCGTTGGCAGGCGCAGAACTCATCGGCGCCCTGAGTTCGGCCATCAATTCTTCCTGCGTCCTGCCCGTCATAGTGCATGTCTCCCTAGTGACGAGGATATCTTATAGGCGCTTGGGGGAGGGCTGTCAGTAACTTGTTATTCATTTAGTACTTTTAGGCGGTGCAAAATTTAGGCGTGAAGGTCCCGGCAACTTGGCCGACGGCGATCGACCCCCGCCGGCGGGGTATGGCCGGCCTGGTAGGGGCCGAGGCGGTGCCTGGTAGGACAGGAGGGCTGCCACGTAGGGCGAGAAGCCTTCTAAATCAAAGGCTTAACCCTATTTGCCATAATGCACATTCCCCGACAACAGGGCACATTGCCTAGTGGTATCAATGACTTAGGCTTTAGGGTCTTCCTGGCCTGGCGGCGTTTTAGGTGCTTCGAGCGCCGGTTTAACCGTCCGGCGCATAGCCTTCTCGGCTTCAAGCGTCTGCATCATGCCTTCTAAGTCTGACTCGCTCATGTCGGCAATGTTGATAGAGGCACGATCGCTCACAGCACGTTCCCCGAAGCCCTGTGGATCTAGCTTTGCGGCCAGCCATTTGCCTGCGTCGAGTACTAGGCGCCCCTGGGCAACGCCTTCCATCCCCATAGCCTGCATTGCCGTTTCCATCACAACGTCGGCTATGGTGGCCGCTTGTCTCCGCCGCGCGAGCGCGTAAGCCCTACCGAAATCAGGATAACGTTCTGTCCATTCGTAAATGGTAGCACTCGAAGGCGTGCCCACCTCTGCACAAATCGCCACCAAGGTTTCGCCATTGGTAATTCGGTCACATATCTCCGCACCTAAAGCCGGATCATAGGGATAGCGGGGGCGCCCGCGCATTGCGGTGGCGTGCTGTTCCCTCACTGCCTGTATGTGATCGCGCGGACCTTGCGGGCTTGGCTCCATATGCGGGTAGAGCTCTACCAGGGAGACGCCGAATTCATCGGCCATGCGCTGGGTCTCTGCCTTGCGTAGCGGTCTGCCTGCCATAAACCCCTTTATGCCCCAGCCGACGGCGCGCGGGAAAGCCCTGATCTAAACGCCGTCGCTCCTAAACCGCCTTGCAGGTCTAAAATGTCCGGTTCCTTCCCTCCCCTCCCTCAAAGGGAGAGGCTTCAGGATCTTGGCCTCTTGAGCATGGACGGTTGCATCTTGGCTTATCGGATCAGGCGAGACTGATCACATAAGCCCTATATGCGTGTCCGCGCGTTCACTCACTCCAAGTCTCACCCTACACAAAGACTGGCTACAGTGTGATACGCGCAACACTATACGTGTTGCGTATCACGTAGCCAACGTCTTGTCTATAACCTCCCCGCTTTTCTCTTGAAGCTTAAAGCGCGCGAGGTAAAATCCAAATTGCGCACGTAATACATAGGAGGAAGGCGATGGACACGTTTACATGCGGCCAGTGCGGCCAGGTCCGGGCGCTGACGGTGGATGGCAAGCGACAGAAGGCGGGAGGGCTTTGCCTGGAATGCCGCGCGGGGGCGATTCGGGAACAAATGATCGAAAGGGGGAGCGTGGCGTTACACGTCGTGACCGACGATGACGGCGCGGTGGTTGCCGTAGGCGATTGGGGAAAAGTGCTGCACTTCGAGGCGACGGGCCTGAAGCGCGGCCGGACCAAGAGCGGCCGCAAGGTGCAGTTGTTCGGCTTTGCGGTGGACGACGTGGCGTGGCGCGGGACTTGGTACATGCCGCGCGAAGGCGCCAAAGCCTCCCGCTACGATCAGATGGCGCAGTGCAAGCGCGTATGGGGAGAGTCGCAGGCGACGGCAAAGGCAGCATGGCCTAAGCCCGCAGGCGACGGCGTACCGCCACACATTGCCGTGCTGGCCGCAGGCAATGATGCCTATGCCTCTTATGTGATCGCAGCCGGCGAGCACAACAGGACGCGCGATGCAGGGACGTGGCCTGTTGCAATGCCCTATTGCCACCCTGACGGCGCGCCGTTCACCGAGGGGGAAGTGAAGGCGCAAATAGTTGTGTTGGGACGTCGAAAGGCGATGGAAAGCGACGCGGGCGACTTTGGCATATAAATCGACGGCGGGACGATAAAAGTTGTTGCAATAGGGATAGGGCGGCGTATATAAGGAACAAGTTACTAGGGAGAAGCGAATGGCCAATATGCGGAGCATGCCGACGGAGGGACCCGCGCCTTGCGGCTTCGAGAAAGGCGACCGGGTGCAGGCGCACCCTGCAACCAACGCATGGATGCGAGGCGACCGATACGGCACCGTAGAAGCGGCTTCCAGTCGCAAGGTGCAGGTCCGTATGGATCGCAGCGGCAAGCGGTTGAACTTCGCGCCGCGAGACCTGCAACACGTCTGACAGTCTCGGCTAGGGCGCCTGCGTGGCGCCCTAGAACGGACTGTCAGCGACTAGGGAGAAAGCCAATGCTTGCATACTTCGATGGCTTGCGCGGGTTAGTGCCCGTCAAGGTGATTTACGCCAAAACCATGCCCGGTGGCCTAACCATCGTTCATGGTCGCGTGACAGTCGACGCCAGCGCCCGCGGCTATCCGCGCGGCGAGGTGATCGAAAGTACGGGAGTTCGCATGATCCCGCGCGACAAGGTTCGCCGCTTGCGAAGCCGCACGTCGACGCCGCGGATCCTGCCCTATTCCTGGGCCGGTATCGCGATTGGGGAGGGCTAAGCCATGCTGACCTCGTGCCGTCATCGCATCCTGCCCAACGGCGACTTGTTGCTTACCGCCGGCAACGCGCGCCGCTCCTGCCTCGCCGACGATTTGCGCGAGCGGGGATCCATCAGCGCCTGGTACTCGCTGATGGTCGACGACTTCAGCAGCAACGGCCACTTGCATCCGGTAGAGCCGGAAGACGTCGGTGCCCTGACTGACGCGCCGATCATCACGGACGACATGGAATACGCCGACGACGGCGCGCGGATCGTGCGCGGGCGCGTCTGGTGGTTCCCCGACTACTGCATCCGCGACCCAATGGAAGAACTGGCCCGCAAGGGGCGCGTCATCTTCCAGGCCGCACCAGCGGACTAGCCTGCAACCGTTCAACTAGGGAGAATGAACCATGACCTTTACCCCCGTCCGCCGCACTATCGACGAACAGCGAAAAGCGGCGCCGTCAGTGACGCCGCGCACCATCCGCCACGACCTTAATGGTGGGTATCTCGCCGACGCCAAGCGTGTCGGCCATAACCGGGCGCTACTCACCTACAGCGATGGTACGCAAGGCTTCATGCTGCACCTGAGCGTGATCGCCTGGCGCCGGCCCGATGGCCGGGTCTATGTCGACCATTGCGGCTTCAAGACCTCGACGACGCGTGTGGCGATACTGGACGCCCAGGAGATGTTCGGCGTTGTCGATCGGCGCAACTACTCAATCAAGTCGTTGCCGCCGGGTGAGTGGGTCAACTGATGCTGACCCTCCTGCGCGCCGGCCTGGCGCTGTTCTACCTGGCGCTGTTCTGGGCGTCGTGGAGTAATCGACACAAGAAGGGGAGACGATGACCTACAACGAAATGCGCAACACCCGCGCCAGCTTCCTCGCCGTGCTGCTGTCGTCCATCCGCATGCCCAAGGTTGGCCTGCCGTGGAAGGCACCGACGCCCGTCGACCCGGCGCGCAAGATGAGTGACCGGGAGGTCGCCATGTACGGCGCGGGTGGTTGCATGGGAAGGTTCCGCAGTGAGTAGGCGCAGCATCAAGCCCACCGAGCTCCAGCGCCGCCGGGAGATCGTCAAGTTCTCCGAGGATCATCCGGCCATCCGGCTGCGCGACATCGCCGCGAAGTTCAAGGTCGACTATGACGACCTGCGCGTATGGCGATCGCGCATGCGGGCGGTGCAGCGTGTCAACGATCGCCGTGGCAATCCCAAGGGCACCGTCTACAGGCGCCGCTTCGACTACGCCGAGGCGGTGGCCCTGGCGATAAAGGAAGGCACCCATGCGGCTGCCCGCGCGCTGGGCGTGACGCCGGCGGCGGTCTACTACGCCTTCAAGATGAAGGGGTTGAAGTCGCCGGGACGAGTTGCACCTTGACAGTGCGACGCCGCCTCCAATAACTTGTTCCCCACCACCCGCCACCGAGGCTTTCCGCACCATGCTCGACTACCGCGACATCAGCCAGTTCGTGAAGCCCGCCGACGTCAGGGACATCATCTCTTTTGCCAACGACCCGTTGGCGCCGACGGAGAAGAAACTGCTCGCGGCTTTCGACCATCTCAACGGCATCCTGACACCCGTCATCGAGACAGCGCTGGTGGTCGAACTGCGCGACGCCATCGAGGAATACGTCGAGGTCATCGGCCCTCGCCCGGAGAAGACAGGCCCCGACCTCGAGGAGTGGCAGCGTGGCTTCGACACGCACCTTCGCGCTGCCTTCTCCGCAGAGACACTGGAAGACCTCGGCGAGGGGTGGTGTGACACCTACCTCGTCAACAGCGACCTCGACACCGACGCCGATCTCGTCAGGCAGGCTGCCCGTGTCGGCGCCGACGCCATTCTCGACGCTGCACTGCGCCGCACGTCGAAGAACAAGATGTTGAGTGCGGTGGACATCGTACCCGGCCGTTTCGACGAGGCCACAGAGCAGGGAGACTTCGGTACCAATGAAGCAGACCGCTGGCCTGCTTCTGACGCGCCTTTGATGCAGGTCGGCGACATCCTCGACAACCAGATCGACGGGACGACCGTAGAAGTCGTTGCGGTATGTACCGCTGACGACGTCGAGGATGATTTCGGGATCGAAGCCCCGCCGCCCGTAGCGATTGAAGTGGAAGACTTCGGCCTCGACGACACCCCGACTCTTCCACCCGCACCCACTAGGCGCGTGAGGCAGGTAAAGCCCCAAGTGGATCCACACAACCGGCCAGAGGGCATGCCCTTCATGGCTACCCTGCTCCACACGACCAATCCCGACGCGCTGCGCGTCCTTCTCGCCCTGCGCGAGCATGCCGCCGACAGCGACTCCGACCTGGCGCGCGAAATCCTCAAGTGCTCGCGCTCGCAGGTAGGCAACTTCATAAGCGGCAAGATGCCTTTTGCGCCGACGCCAGTGCAGTTGCAGCAGTTGCGCGATCTCGCCTTCAAGAGGGCGCAGGGGCTGCAGGAGAGCTTGCGGGTGACGGGCCAGTGAAACCGAGAAGGCGCAGGCGTCCCGGCGGTCCGGTGATCGTCATGGACGCTCCTACCGATCAACGAGCGCTCAGGCTGCTGCGCGCACTCCGCGCCAATGCGGCTGACAGCGATCAGGTCATAGGGGAGACGATCTTCGGATCCTGCCGTTCAACGGTGGGTAACTACGCTATGGGAAGAAATCCTTTCGCGCCTACGCCCGGCCAACTCGAGAAGATGTGCCGCTTGGCAACGCGGCGTGCGCTGGCGCTGCTCGCGGCGGTACGAGGGGCAAGCTAGTGATCGTCTGCGGCATCGACCCCGGCCTCACCGGCGCCTTCGCCCTCTACGACAGCGAGCGCAAAGCGGTGGTCAACATGCTCGACGTGCCCACCGAGAAGGTCACGATCTCGGGGAGCAAACGCACGCGCCTGCTGGAAGACGAGTTGTGGATAGGCGCGCTCAACTTCCTGCGCGATGCCGATTGTCGATTGGGCATCATCGAGGGCGTGCAGGGCTACAAGGACCAATCGGCCAGCGCCGCATTTCAGTTCGGCTATGTCGTCGGTAGCGTGAAGATGGCCGTGCGTCCCTACCTCAACAGGCTGGAGACGGCAGGCAGCGCGGTGTGGAAGGTGCAGTTCCAGGTGCCCACCGACGACAAGGGCATCCTCGCCTGCGCCCAGCACCACTTTCCGTCGACACCCGATAGCGTATGGACAGGTCCGCGTGGCGGCGTGAAGCATGATCGCTGCGAAGCGGCGTTGCTGGCGAAGTATGGTGCGGAGAGGATATTCCGATGACAATGCTTAACTTCATCCCCGGCGGCGCCTCGGGCGTACCTTCCCTCGCAGCGGAGCGTTATGCCGAAAAGCTGATCGAGATCATGGAGCCCGCTACACTAGGCTATGTCGATCCCGAGACTTTCGTCGAGGTATTCAAGGCGCACTGGCAAGAGATCAGCGCCTTAGCCCATGCGCTGCACCTAGCGCGATGACTCTCATCGTCGCCGTTGCCGGTCCCGACGCCTCCCACTTCGCCGCCTACTACGTCGAGAAGTGGCGCAGCGACGGCTCGGCAGTCGTCTCGCCTTTCCTCTCCGACTTCGGTGTCGATCGGGCGGTATGGCGTGCCGACACGCTGACCATGATCGACGCCTTCGATGCGAGGGTCGTGGTGGCGCCGCTGTCCGACAGCGATGCGCGCGAGGATCACGACGAAGCGCGACGTCTCGGCGATGAGAACTTTCTGTTCGTCGAGTTGATGACGCCAGGCGACTTCACGCTGGAGCACTGCCGGACCTCGGCGGCGCTGCGTATCGAGGCTTTCATGCGAAGGGGGGAGACGAAATGACAAGCAAGGTGAAGTGTGACAACTGCAACGTGACATTCACGGTAGGCAGGCCGGCGTCAAAGGAACAGCAAACCATCTGCAACAACGGTCACTGTCGCCGGCGTTTCTGGCATGCCTCGCAGCCGTTTGCCCGACAGCACCTTGGCGTCAAGATGGGCGTGTTGCCGGAAGACGTCGACGCCTACGCGCCGGTCTGATGGCACTGCCGCTCTTTCCCTACCAGCGTGCCGCCGCCGAAGTTCTCTCGACCAAGAGCCGCTTTGGCCTGTTCGACGGGATGGGTCTCGGCAAAACTGCCGAGATCGTCGGCGCGTTGGATATGTCAGGAGGCCGCTACGGGATCGTTGTTTGCCCTGCGTCTGCTCGAGATGCTGGAATATGGTCCGAACATTTTGCCTCCTTCTCCGACCGAGCTTCACGAGTGTGCGAAGCCTCAAACGTCCATGACCTGGTCGCTTGGATGCGAGGCCGCTTTGACGTCCTGGTGGTCTCCTACGAACAGGCAGTCCAGTGGAAGCGCAGGGTCGATGACGAGGCTCTTGTCCTCGACTTCCTTGTCCTCGACGAAGGCGACTACCTGAAGAACACAGGCTCTAAGCGCACCGAGGCCATTCTCGGTCCTCAGTGCGACGGACATGGTGGCCTGGCGCAGTGGGCGAAGCAGGTCTTCAAGGTGACGGGCACGCCTATGAGCAACGATCCCATCGACATCTACCCGTTCTTGCGGATGGTCGATGCGCTGCGCCTCTCCAAGGAACAGTTCAAGCGCCGCTACTTCAGCAGCTTCGAGAGCACCTATGGCTCACGCAACACGCCACGGCCTGAAACGCTCAACGAGCTCCAGACGCTGATCTACGCCAACTCGATCTTCCGCACCGAGAAGGACGTCGGGATCCAGTTGCCGCCGATCACCCTGTCGTCGATCGAAATGCAGGGCGACACCGACGACGTGGCAGCCTTGCTGAAGAACCACCCTGGCCTCGAGGGCGCGATCATCAATGCGATCGAGCGAGGCGGCCTGTCCTTCCTCGACAGTCAGCACATTGCCACGCTGCGTCGTCTCGTCGGCGAGGCTAAATCCATTCCGTACGCTCACATGCTCGCCGACGAGATGGCGGGCAACTGGGAGAAGCAGATCGTTTTCTGCGCCCATACCCAGGCGCTGCTCAACGTGCGCGATGCGCTGGCGCGCTCAGGCATCAAGTGCGCTCTGGTGCATGGTGCCAGCGGCAAGGCGGAGAGGCGTGACGCTGTACGCGCCTTCCAGACCGATCCCTCGTGCCGGGTGTTTCTGGGCAACATCAGGGCAGCAGGTACGGCGTTGACGCTGACGGCGGGCTGCCGTGTCGACATGCTGGAGAGCATGTGGGCGCCGGGGCCAAATGCCCAAGCGATCAAGAGAGCACACAGGCACACGCAGACGCGACCCGTGAGAGCGCGTTTCATCACGTTGGCAGACAGCATCGACGTGGCCGTCAACCGTATCGTCATCGGCAAGACGAAGGCCATTGGCGCTATCGAAGGATCGTTGATGCCGTCTATCCCGGTAGCTGCGTGATTGATATCCTCACTGGCGACGTGCGCGAGCGGCTGCGGGAGTTGCCCGATGCGTCCGTGCATTGCTGCGTGACGAGCCCGCCCTACTTCGGTTTAAGGGACTACGGCATGGCCGGACAGCTCGGGCTTGAGCCAACGCCGGATGCGTTCGTGGCCGAGCTGGTGGCTGTGTTCCGCGATGTTCGGCGTGTGCTGCGCGAGGATGGCACGCTATGGCTCAATCTCGGGGATAGCTACGGCACGGGCAGCCGCGGGCAGAACTTCGACCCAGCAAGCGGGGCGACCAACAAGGGCGGCCAAGGCGCGGCGGGTAAGTTTGGGCACCGGAAACAGCCGCCCGTGCGCGGCATGCACAAGCAACTTCTCGGCATCCCCTGGCGCGTCGCTTTCGCGCTGCAGGCCGATGGCTGGTGGCTGCGGCAGGACATCATCTGGTCGAAGCCGAACCCGATGCCCGAGAGCGTCACCGACCGCTGCACGAAGGCGCATGAGTATCTGTTCCTGCTGAGCAAGAGCGATCGCTACTACTTCGACGCCAAGGCTATAGCCGAGCCAGTCGCGGCATCGACGATTGCCCGACTGTCGCAGTCAACGCTGGATCAGCAACAGGGCAGCGATCGCGTCCCCGGCAAGACGAACGGCAGGATGAAGGCCAAGCCGCCGCGGTTCGGCGGACATAAGTACGGCGACAACGACGATGAGCAACACCGCACCAAATCCGGCAACGATTATGAAGTGGCGACCAGTGAGTTGCGCAACCGGCGCTCCGTCTGGACCGTCACCTCCAAACCTTTTAAGGAGGCGCACTTCGCTACTTTTCCGCCTGACCTCATAGAGCCGTGCATACTGGCGGGGGCGCCTGTGGGCGGAACAGTGCTTGATCCTTTCTTCGGCGCAGGGACGACGGGACTGGTGGCCGTCAAGCACGAACGCAACTGTGTCGGCATCGAACTCAATCCCGCATATGTGGACATCGCGCGGCGTCGTTTAAATATTCCAGACCTCTCGGAGTTTAACCTGTGATCTATTCCCGTTGACCTTCAACCGGCACTCCACTAACTTGTTCACGTCCTCTACACGGAGCTATCAGGAACATGGGTACGAAGATCACGATCGAGACTGACGATCCCCTCGTTGTGGCGCGCGTGGCGCAGGCGCTGAGTGTCGGCGACCTGCCGGGAGGGGCCATCATCAAGGCACCGAAGCCGCCGAAGGCCGAGACCGCCGCCCAAGCTCCCTTGACTGGTGTCGGTACGACCCTCACACCCGCCTCCCCGTTGGCTCCTTCGACTGCGGCGACCACTGCTGCACCGCCTGCTGCCGAGGATCCCTACGCCCTGCTCTCGAAGGCGATGGGCGCCCACGCGCAAACGCCCGGCAAGAGCGCGCAGACCCTCGCCGGCATCATGGCGAAGTACACCGATCCGGCGCAGGCCAAGCCGCAGCCCGACGGCTCGACGAAGCCGTCCGTCAACCGCATGCACGTCCCGCCGGGGCAGATCGCCGCGTGCATCGCCGAACTCAACCTGCGCTGATCCCAGCGCAGTCAACCGAGGGAGAGCCTGATGAAGCCTACTGCGCACATCTACAATGAACTCAAGAACTACTCCGACAGGGTCGGGGTACACGACCCGCTGTGGTTGACGGCGGTGGGCCGCATGTCGGTCGTCTTCGTCGAGAAGTGGGGCATGGTCGCCGCCACTCCCGACGGGGAGGACAGTGCCGGCCGCATGAAGCTGCGACTGCTGACCCCGGCCGAGTTGACGCAGCGCGCCGTCGAGACCGCCGAACTCGTCTACGCCGAGGTCCAGAAGCGCGGGCACTTCATCGAACTGCCCAATCCGTACGTGAAGAAGACCCCGCCGAACGCAAGCACGAGCGACGAGACCGGGAACCAGTGACCGACGGTCTCGCCCACTCGCGCTTCGGCGCATCCAGTGCTCACCGCTGGATGCGCTGCGCCGGCTCTGTCGTTCTTAATGAGCGCGTGCCGGCGCAGCCTTCCTCGCGTTACGCGCAGGAAGGCACCCACGCCCATGCGCTTCTCGCTCATTGCCTGAAGACCGGCGAGGACGCATTGGCCTACGTCGGCAAGGCGTATGTCGATCTCCCGGCCGAGACCTACGAAGCCGATATGTGCGAGGGCGTGCAGACGGCTCTCGACTGGGTGAAGGAACTGCGCGAGGAATTTCCCGACGCTCAAGGCTGGTCGGAACGGTCGTTCGTCCTGCCCACCCAGCACGCCGCCGGCGAGGTCTACGGCACCTGCGACATCGCGATCTACGTGCCGTCGACGACCACGCTCTACGTGCCTGACTTCAAGTTCGGCTTTCGCGTCGTCGATCCCAAGGACAACCCACAGCTGCTGCACTACGGCCTGGGCGCGATGTTCGCGATGGACGTACCGATCTCCCGGCTGATGCTGGGCGTCATCCAGCCGCGCGCCTTCGGCGTTGCGCCTATTCGCTGGTGGGAGACGGACGTCGTCGGTGAGTGGGATTTTCTCGCCGCGATGGAGACCCGAATCTACGAGGCGCTTGAGGCAGACGCTGAGTACGGTCGCACTCGACTGACCCTCGTAGACCCTTGGTATAAGACGTGGCTCACACCAGGCGAAGACCAGTGCCAATGGTGCGCCGCCGGCGCCGCAGGCATCTGTCCTGCTATCGAGCAGAAGGCATTGCAGGTCGTCCAGACGTCGTTCTCCGCCTTCAAGGACGTGCCCACAGGCACCGCACTACCGAAGCCCGAAACTATCCCTCTCGACAAGGTCGCCTACATCCTCGAGCACAAGCCAATGGTCGAAGCGTGGCTCGACAGCGTGCAGACCTATGCGCGCACCGAGGCACTGTCAGGTCGACAGGTGCCGGGCCAGAAGATCGTCGAGGCCATCAGTAGGCGGAAGTGGGAGGGCGACCCCGCCAAGATCGCGGCTTCACTGGTAGAGATCAGCGGCCTGCCTGAAGCCGAGTTCTACGAGCCGAAGCTGAAGGGCATTACCGACGTCGAGAAGAAACTCGTTCGGGCAGCCGTAGAGCGGCGAGCGTTTCAGATCGCAGCAAAACCCACAAAGGCGGAGAGAGACTCAGTCACCGTCGAAGTGAAGAACCGAATGGCCCTCCTGACCCTCAAGCAAGGCAGTGGTAGCCTGTCTCTCGTGCCGGTGTCCGATCCGCGCCCTGCGGTGAACCCGGCTGCTGTGAACTTCAAGGGCGTAATCACGTAGGAGACCCGAGTGCAAATGTGGTTCTGCCTATTCCTGCCTTGGCATCAGCTGCGCGTGATAGGCAAACCGAGCGAGGACACCGACCACGTCCGTTGCAGTTGTGGCCGGGAATACGGCATGCACCACCCGACGAAGTCTTTCGTGGAATGGGACCGAGATATTGCGGACTTCCATCGCGAAGTGAACGATTACCAGCACTAGACCTCAAGCAGGAGAAACAGAATGAACACGAAGATGCGCAACTCGCGGGTCAGCGACGAATGGCTGACCCGCATCTGTGCCGAGAACCCGATCCACGCGATCCTCGGCGACAACGGCCAGCCGAATGGCAACTACTTTACGGGGCCTGTTCGTTTGGCGTGGACGCAGCACCTGTTCACGCCGCGTCCGGCCACGCAGGAGGGTGCCAAGGGCAAGTACGATTGCTCGATCCTGTTCCCGCCCGGCGTCGACCTCTCGCTGCTGCAGCGCGCCGCGCTGACCATGATCGAAACCAACTTCCAGCGCTTCAAGGACGGCGCCACCGGCAAGTATGTCGGGCTCGAGCCGATCTTCCATGACCAGGGCATGAAGGCCAACTTCGAGGGCTACACGCCGGGCGGCGTCTATCTCAACGTCTCGACGAACTTCAAGCCGCAGATCGTCGAGCCCAGCCGCACCGGCGGCAAGGGTATCTTCAACCCCGTCACCGACGAGGCGCGCGTCTATCCCGGCGTGTGGGCGGTGTGTGCGATCAACCCCTACAGCTACGGCGTCTCGCCGCCGAGGCCCAAGAAGGGCGTCAAGTTCGGCATCCAGGGCATCTGCATCATCCAAGACGACCAGTCGTTCGGTGGTGCCGGCGTCGATCCGCGCACGGCCTTCGCGGGCATCAGCGTGACGGCCGATACCAACGTCGCCGGAATGTTTGGCGGCGGTGCTCCCGGCCAGCCGATTGCCGGCATGGCCGCGCCGCAGCACGCCATGCCCGTGCAGGGCGGGGTGATGTCGGCTGACCAGATGCGGGATCTTGGTCTGGCGTGATGTGGACACAAGAGCAGGCGATTCACCTCTGCCGCCAGATCGAGGTGATCGCCCCGCAGTTCGGCTGCCACGTCGCACTTACTGGAGGAACGCTCTACAAGATTGGCGAGCGTAAAGACGCCGACATCCTGTTCTATCGCATTCGTCAAGTCCCGCAGATCGACATCGACGGATTGATGAACGCGCTGACGACGATCGGCGTTGTCCTCGGCAACATTCACGGGTGGGTGCGCAAGGCCACTTACGAGGGGAGGAATATCGACTTCTTCTTCCCTGAGACTTTGGATAGTGCAGGCTATCCGGGCTGATGACTTCATTGCATATAGACTTCGAGACACGATCAGCGGCCGACCTGCGAAAGGTCGGCCTCTATCGTTATGCCGAGCACCCGACGACGTCGGTCCTGATGATGGGCTACGCCTTCGGCGACGAACAGCGGTGGCTGTGGAAGCCTCGCAGCACCGAGGCCATTCCGTTGCGCGTCATGGCGCATGTGTCGGCCGGCGGGAAAGTCACTGCTCACAACAGCGCCTTCGAGCTCGCAATCTGGAACACGGTGCTGCGCCGGCAAGTCGCTAACCTCCCCGTCCTGCACCGCGAGCAATGTGACTGCACGATGGCGCGCGCCCTCGCCAGTGGTCTCCCCGCTGCTCTCGCCCAACTCGCCGAAGTCACTCGCTCGCCAATCCTCAAGGACGAGGCCGGCGGCAAAGACATGCTTAAACTGTCGAAGCCGAAAAAGGTCCATCCCGACGGTACGATCGAGTGGCATGAAGACGCGCTGCTGTGGGGCAATACCGAACGCTACTGCCTCGACGACGTCGGCGCCGAGAAGGGCGTAGACAAGGTCGTCCCTCATCTCTCCGAACGCGAGCGCCGCGTATGGCTGCTCGACCACGAGATCAACGAGCGTGGCGTCCGTCTCGACGTCGAGATGATCCGTCGCGCACAAGCGGTGGCCGAACTGGCGCGCACCGACGCCAACGCCGAGATGCACCGCCTCACCGAGGGCTTCGTGCCCAAGGTGACGAACAACCAGAAGATCGTTGCCTGGCTGGCCTCACGCGGCATCGAGACCGACAGCATCGCCGGCGACAACGCCGAAGACCTCTCGGAGGATATAGCCGCTGTCGGCGACGACCTCGCGCAGGAAGTCATGGATCTGCGCTACGTCGCCATGAAGGCCAGCGTGGCGAAGTTGAACAAGATGATGGATTGGGTCTGTGACGACGGACGCGTGCGCGGCGCATTGGCCTACCACGGCGCCAACACCGGCCGGTGGGCGGGACGCGGCCCTCAATTCCAGAACATGGTCAGAATCGACGGCGATCGCGATCTCGATCCCGTCAACCTCACCTTCCGCATCCTCGAGGCGGACCTGACGCCACAGGAGCGCCACGACCTCATCGAGGGGGCCGTCGGACCCGTCCTCAAGAGCCTGTCGAAATGTTCGCGGGGTATGGTCATCGCCAGCGAAGGGTGTCGCCTCATCGGCGCCGACAAGAGCAACATCGAGGGACGGGTCAATGCGTGGACCGCCGGCGAGCCGTGGAAGTTGGATGCTTTTCGCGCCTACGACCGCGGCGAGGGCGCAGACCTTTACAAAGTGGCATACGCGCAGTCGTTCAACATCGACGCCGCCGACGTCAACAACGCCCAGCGGCAGATAGGCAAGGTGCAGGAACTGGCGGGAGGCTTCCAGGGTTCTGTCGGCGCCTATCTCAAGTTCATTCGCAAGAGTGGCATGAAGCCTGGCGCCTTTGCTGATCTCGCCCTCGCCTCGGCCACCGAGATGCAGACAAAAGATGCTCGTCGACAGTGGGATCAGGCACGGCCCAAAGACAAGCACGCTCTCGATGAACGCACATGGATCGGCATCAAGATCGCCGTGAACAAGTGGCGAGCCGCACACCCCGCTATCGTGCAGGGGTGGTGGGATCGACAGGATGCGGCCATCGCGGCTGTCCTCAACCCCCGACAGGTCGTGCCCGTCCTCGAAGGACGTATCCGTTACCTCAGTGCAGATGGCTTCCTGTGGACGATGCTGCCCTCGACACGATTACTGGCCTACGCCCTGCCGTGGGTCGATTGGCAGTCGACGCCGAAGTGGCTCTACACGACGACGGATCCTGACACGCGAGAGCGAGTCCTCGCCGACGACTTCGGTACTGACGAAGTCGCGCTCTATGACGAGGACGGAAAGTTGGTGAAGGCGGAGGAGCGTTACGAGCGTCGCCGTCGCGTCGTGAAGCACTGGATCAACCAGAAGGGCTGGCGACCGAGAGCGTTGTACGGCGGACTCCAGTGCGAGAACGACACCCAGGCCATCGCACGTGACACGATGGTCGAGGATATGTTCGCTGCGAGAGATGCCGGCTATCCCATCGTATTGACTGTGCATGATGAACTTGTTACTGATGTTCCATTCGGACATGGCAGCGCCGATGAGTTGGCGCAGATCATGTCGCGGGTGCCTGATTGGATACCGGGCCTGCCGCTGGCAGCGAAGGCGTGGGAAGACAGGAGATACGTGAAATGACGCAATACCGGAAGAAGCCTGTCGTGATCGACGCGATCCAATGGACGGGCGGCAACATCGAAGATGTGCTGCCGTTCTTCGGTGATATGTCGAAGCTGCCGAATACGGGCGGCTACATCAAGCCTGGTATCGGCCATATTCCTCCCGCAGGTGTGCTGATCATCCCGACGCTGGAAGGCGAAATGACCGCCAGCGCCGGCGACTGGATCATCAAGGGCGTGAAGGGCGAGTTCTACCCGTGCAAGCCCGACATCTTCGAGGCGACCTACGAGAAGGTCGAACAGTGAGCCGGCAGAACGACAAGCTCTCGGAGCGCGATGCCGGTGTCCTGTCGGCGCTGCGCGAGGCCGGCATCGGCGGCATCTCGATCGAAGACCTCTACGACGTCTACATCGCCCCGCTGGGCGTGAACGTCACCGACGAGCAGGTCAACGCCTCGATGCGCAAGAAGCAGCAGACCGTCGGCGCCGTGATCTCGCGCATCCACGTCAAGCGGCCTGGCATCCACATCCAGCCCGGCGAGGCGCGTCATACCTACGTGATGCGCCGGCGTCGCGTGCCGTTGGGGAGGGCAGCATGAATCTCGACGATGAGGTCTCCGACCTTCTCGGTCTGTGGAAGAAACGCCACGACGCCTTAACGCCGGATGCGGAGGGACTGACCGAAGGCTCAAGCAGTCATCTTCGCACGGTGCGTTTCGTCCTCAATCAGTGCATGGAAGACCTGTCCCGCGCGACAGACGTACCAATTCCGACTTAACCTGCTGCCCTTCGGGGAGGGCTCTACATGCCAGGGATGCTGGATGCTGCCCTGGCATGGGCGGCGAGGGGCTTTCGCGTCTTCCCGCTGGCGGCAGGCACGAAGGACCAGCCTATCGTACCTTTCGTCGAGGCGGCCACCACCGACCCGGCGACCATCAGGGCGTGGTGGTCGGACCCTGTCATGGGCTTCGAGCGGGACTACAACATCGGGGTGGAGACCTCTGCCCTCAACGTCGTCGACATCGACGTCCGCAACGGCAAGCCCGGCCTGCAGAACTTCCTCGACCTGGTCGGCGGCTTTGACACCCTGACCGTCAGCACCCCGTCAGGCGGCTACCATTGCTACTTCGTCGGGCCTCCCGCTGCCAACAAGGTCGGCAACGGCAAGAACGGGTGGCCCCTCGGCGTGGACATCCGGTCACACCACGGTTACGTCGTCGGGCCGGGTTCTTTTACCGTCGCCTCTGAAAACTCCGTGGAGGGCTTCTACAGCGTCCTCATCGACGGGAGGCCCGAAGATACCCCCGACACCGTGAAGGCCCTTCTACGGCCTCCGTTGCTCCGCCCTGCGACCGTCAGAGCCTCCGAGGAAGACACCGCAGGTGCCATCACCGCCGCTACCGCCTATTTGGCAGGTCCGGCCCCTCCCGCGATCGGGGGGCAGGGCGGCGATCACACGACTTATGTGGTCAGTTGTAGATTGCGGGACTTTGGCCTGTCGGAGGAAATGGCGTATCGGCTATTGCTGCAGGTCTGGAACGGGCGCTGCGACCCTGCGTGGGACGCATACGAGCTACGCGCCAAAGTGACCAACGCCTACGCCTACGCGACGGGCGATCCGGGGGCCATAGCGCCCGAGAAACTGTTCAACGGCTTCTCCCTGGCCGCCCTCCCGCCGGCGATCGCCCCCTTCAACAGCGACGGCATTTTCCTGTTCGGCAACGCCACTGAGATTGCAGGCATCGGGCCGCGGCGCTGGCTCTACAACAAGATCCTCATGCGCGGCGAGGTCACGCTGGTCGGGGCACCCGGCGGCACCGGCAAGTCGTCGCTATCCCTGACGATCGCCGCCCATCTGGCGATGGGCCTGGCCTTCATGGACTTCAAGCTGCACCTGCGCCCCGGCGAGGACGGTGGCTACTCGGTGATCTACAACGCCGAAGACGACATCATGGAAATGTCGCGCCGGCTGGTGGCGATCTGCCGGCACTACGGCTTCGACTACAGCAGAGTGAAGTCGCGCATCGCCCTCGTCGACCGGAAGAAGATCAGACTGAAACTGACCCAAGGGCGCCCAGCCAAGGTCAATGTCGACCACGTCCAGGCGCTGACACGGGCAGCGATGTCGCAAGGTGTGGGCGCGGTGTTTCTCGACCCCCTCGTGTCGCTGCACCAGAGCGACGAGCTCGACAACACCGAGATGGAGTTCGTGATGGACACGTTGAAGGCGGTGGCCGAAGCCGCCGACGTGGCCGTGATGGCAATTCACCATACCAACAAACCGTCAGGGGCCTCGTCGGCGGGCCGCGCCGGCGACATGAACTCGATAAGAGGCGCGACGGCCCTGGTGACGCCTGCTCGAGCCGCTTACACGCTCTATGCCGCTGCGGAAGCCGACTGCGAGGAATGGGGCATCCCGCCCGACAACCGCGACCTCTACGTCAGGCTCGACAGCGCGAAGGCCAATCTTGCGCGCCGCGGCGTGACACCTCGCTGGCTGAAGGCTCATAGCGTCAAGGTCGGGGGCGACGACGTCGGTGTCTTTGCGCCTGTCGATCTCACCGCCGAGAGCAAGGAAGCGTCGATGCTGTTGGCGCGTGCGCTGATCGCCGAGATGACGGCGCGCTCGCAGGGCTGGATGAAGTTGGGCGACGCGGTGAAGTGGATCCGCGAGACCGACCCACTCTACGCCAAGGTGCCAGAGAAGGCGCTCAGGAGCAGGCTCGAGACGTGGTTCGCGTTTGGCGTGACCACGGGCGTAGGGACGTTAAGCATCAAGCAGGCAGAAGGCGGCACCGGGAAGGTGCTGACGATCGAGTAGCTAGTGGTCGCGCGCAAGGAAAGATGCCACGATTTCTTTGCTCATGCTCCAGCCGAGATCATTGCACCAACGATCTACAAGCCGGTGCCGTGGGCCTAGTGAGCGATACACTTCCCGATAGACGGCCCAAACGGTTGCGCTGACAGGGATCACCTGAAGAAGTCCTGCAGCTTGTCGCTGTTGAGCCGGCAGCGCTCGCCGGCCACCAGTACGCCTGAGACCCACAGGGCCTGCTCCTGTTGCCCGGCGCCGCGCGGGTAGACGGGAGGCTCGCGCGGGCAGGGAAGCAGCAGTTCCGGCGGCGGCTTGGCCTTCACCAGTTCAACAGTCGGTACCACCTCTTTCGATGCACAGGCGCCGACGCAGAGCGTCCATAGGAGCATTGGGGCAAGTAAGCTCGATCGCGCGCAGGATGTCCTTGCTTCGGTCAAGATGGAACTCCTCGAGTTGGCGCATGGCCTCGGCGTTGGCGCGCGACAGTTCGGCGTTTGCGGCTGCCTGCTTCTGCATGTCCTGAAACGCCTTGAGATTCTTCTCGGCGGCGAGTTTGTAGACGGCAGCAGCCGCCTTGTGCTCGATCGCCTCGCCCCGTTCGTAGAAGCCCCAGGCAGCGAGGCCAGCGACGAGGGCGCCACCGACGGCGAGGACAGACAGCGAGGGAAGGGCCATCAGACGGTGATGCCGAGACGCTTCTTCGTCTTGTCGCCGACGATGCCATCCCACTCGCCCGGTTCGTTGGGAAAGAGGGCGCGCTGGGCGGCGATGACGGCGGTTTTGGTCTCCTCGCCAAAACGACCGTCGACCGGCCCGGCGTAGTAGCCGTGCGTCGCGAGCTCGGCCTGCAGCGCACGGACGTCGTCACCGTAATCACCGATGAAGATTGTCCGCGGCGCCGGCGGCTTCACCGGCAGGCCGGCAATCTGCTCGACGGCGTGCTGCACGCCCAGCAAGGCATTGGCGTAGTTCGGATCGGTGGCGTAGCCGGCCCGCTGCAGCGCCTCGAAGTACTCTTGGTCACTCTTGATGTTGCCGGGATCGAAGACGCCGGCGGCAGCGTAGCGGCTGTTGACCTTCAGGAAGTTGAAATGGTCGGCAAAGCTGTCGGCCACCGTGTCGTAGTCGCGGAAGCCCTGTCCGTGCTGAATCTCCGACTGGCCGTTGATGACCTCGCGCGTCGTGATGTACTGGACCTTGCCCTTCCACGACGAGTCGGCCCTGATTCCAAAAATATTATTCCCGATGGCCGCGGCCCCCCAACCCGTCTCAAGTGCTGCCTGCGCCACGATTGCCGAGGGCGAGCAGCCGATCATTTTCGCCGTGAACTCGGCGGCGGCGAGCCAGTCGTGAACGAGACGGACGCGATCAATCGGCATGGTGCATCCTAAGTAGAAAGCGGAAGTACAGTAACATGTACTTCAAAGGCTCTCCAGTCTATGCTCGATTACGTGCTGTTGTCGGTATGACGGCCTTATAACCCGTCGTCTCGGCCCCACTCCGAGACCCCGGCAGCAGCACACTTGAAGTGGGAGATACCAATGCTAGGACGTGAATTTGGCCACTTAATCGTCTGTTTCCGGGAGTGGACATCTTCTTCTCGTCCGGGCTCTCGTCTGTGGCTCTGCGCCTGCGTGTGCAACCAGATGAAGGTAATAGACGAGCAGGATCTCGTCCGCAGCCGGGTTATATCTTGTGGTTGCATCCTTATCCGCCCGGCTCCGAGAACCCCTCAAGAGCGCGTATTGTGGCGCACATGGATGGGGATGATCAGGCGTTGCTACTGGCCGCGCTCGGTATCCTACGGAAACTACGGAGGGCGGGGAATCACGGTCTGTGAGAGATGGATACGTTCATTCGAGGATTTTAAGACGGATATGGGCCCTAGGCCGTCTGGAAAGACGTTAGACCGGATAAATAATGACGGTAACTATGAGCCCGCCAATTGCAAGTGGTCCACTGGTCGGGAACAGAAGCTAAATCAGCGCGTCCCGATTTTCCGTTTCCCGTTCAATTCACGGAGGCCCCGGTATCGTAAATTGCATGCGGATTGAAGAAACCTTCGTCTGGCTGCTGCTGGTGCTCGCTGCGGCCATTGCAATCCGCAACAACCTCCCGGCCGTGACCTTTCGGTGATTGGCGGCGCCCCAGCCCCTTAGCGGGGGCTAAGAGCACGTGGCCGGGACGCCGCCTGTCAACGCTAGGGAGAGTCGACGGGCGGACAATAACATTGTCACGGAGAAGCGTCTAGCGCAGTCGCGGATCGTCCTGCGGAGGCGTCCAGTCGCGCTCGATGCGGATGCTGCTACTGGCGCTGCGCGCCGACCTGATGAGATCGGCGGCCACCTGCGAGTGCTCCCGCGAGACGCGGTCCATCAATACCTGCCGCTCGATCTTGCAGGGATCGGGCTCAGTGCCGATCTGGCGACGGATCCAGTTGATGACGCTCATGTGTTGTGCCCTCGCTTGAATGCCTCGGCGACGGCGATATTGGTCTTGGCGTTCTCCACCATCGCGGAGGCATACCTGTCTGTAACGGTCTCGAGCGACTTTCGTGCCTCGGTCAATTCGCGACGCTGCTCGCGGATCATCCAGGCCATGCCCAGCATCGCAGCGCCGGGCAGGCCGTAGGTCTTGATGAAGTCGGCGACGAAGGTCTCCATGTCAATGTGGCCTACAAGCGCCCCATCAGCGCCAGAATCAAAATAATGACCAACACCAGGCCTAGGCCGCCCGACGGCCAGTAGCCGTAGGAGTGGGGACCATGAAACGACCAATGCGGCAGCCCGCCGACCAACAGCAGGACGAGGAAGATGAGGAGGACAAGAGCGATAGTGCTCATGGGTTACGTCCCTTCGCCGATCGGGTTAAAAGTCACGTAGGCCTCGCCGCTGCGAGTGATGACCGAGACCCAGGTGAACGGATCTTCGTCCTCATCGGGTATCGGCACCCGGAAGACTTCCTTGCAGCCCATTGGGACCGGCGTACTGGTCAAGGTGGCGCGCACGCTCGAAGCGCTGCCGAACAGGAACCACACGGCCACCACACCATCGTTGTAGACCGTCAGATTGGTGCCGGGCGCCACCGGCAGTTGCTGGGCGGTACTGGCACTGGTCGTGGCAGTGAACGCGATGCCATTGCCGCCGCCGATCAATTCGGCAGGGAACTGCGCTGTCATCACCAGCGATAGAGGGTTGCGCGATCGGCTCATGGCTGCGGCGCATCCGGCAGTTCCAGCCGCGCGAGATTTCCGCCCCCTTCCCTCGCCAGCTTCTGCAAATCGCCGAGCCGGTTGACGACCGCTATGAACGACGGCGCCTCCTGCCCCTGCAACTGCGTGCGCGCGAGGAATTGCAGCGCGGCGCCAAAGATCTGTTCGTCCGTTGGCATGGTTCGATCCTATGAAATAACAGCCAGCTTGCGCAGCGTGCCGCCGACATCCTTGATGGTGATGTATCCGCTGATTACTTCGGCGGCCCACGCACTGTGTGTGCCGAAGCGCAAGACGCCGGAGCCCTTTGGAAGGAAGCCGATGTCGATGCTTGAATCCGAGCCCGAGGTGAGGAAGATGGGGCAATTGCCGGCACCCGCGATGCCGCCACTCACTCCCATGTAGTTGACGGCAGAGGCGGTCTCATGGACGCGGAACTGCTCGCCGCCGCCCGTGGAGAATGAATGCGCACCGCCGCCAATGGCGATGTATGCCATGCTGACGCTGGTCGCCCCTGTGGCGCTTCGCGCCCGGAAGGTGGGCGTGTTGTTGCAATCCAGGGAGATGAAATTCTGCTGCGAACCGGACCCATCGGCGCGGAACACCGGAAGCCCACCGGCCTCCAGGTAGACGAAGCCGCCCACGGTCGGCGCCTGCAGCCTGACGTGCGCGGTAGTCGTGCCAATTGCGCCAGCAACGAGCACAAGATCCTGCGCCTCGTGGGTGGCGATCGCCCCGCCGGTCGGCGCCTCGCGGAAGAATAGGCCGTACGTCGTGCCGGCGGTGGCATTCATGCCCTGCGGGTAATAATAGCTATACCAGCGCGTCGTCGTGCCCGTGCCTACGGGGTAGGGGCCAATCGGGGCGAAGCTGTAGCTTTCGAGGATGGTCACGCCGTCATGCGGCACAGGAGCGCGGGCGCGCAGGGCGCCCGTGATGTTGACGGTGGCCGCCACCCCGGACGACAGCACATAGTCGAGCTTGTCGATCTCGACCGCCGCGTGGCTTGTCGTATAGGTCGTGGTGCCGGGAATGTTGAGCTGCCACGCGCCGATGTTGAAGCCGACCGGCGTTGACGAAGCGCCCGCCAGCGCCGCGGTGCGCACGCCCAGCGTGGCAGCGTAGGTGTCGACGCCGACGTTCGGGATCGTCTGTCCGCTGCCAAAGCTGAACCACGCATTGTCGCCACCGCTCGCGTCGATGCGCGACGTTCCCGTCAGCAGCAGCACGCCGGCCTGTGCCCAGCCCATGACACGGCCCTGGTTCGGGCTGCGGCTTGAGCTGCCGGTCTCCTTGTCGAAGAAGCCGGTCGTGGGGTCGGCCGCGAACGCCAGACCCGGCAGCACGACGGAGCCGGCGGGAATGCCTATCGGGACGCGAACATCACCGCCGATAAATGGCGCGGCGCCCCTGATCATGGCACGCCCACCGAGGTCATGTAGTAGCGCATCGCGTTATAGAAAGCCGCGATCTCCCCTGACGTCATGCCCTTGCCCATCCATGCCGCGCCGGCTTGCGCATTGCCAAAGCCGTCGACATAGAAAGCGCGGTTGATGACCGAAGCCGACGCCGTCGCCGCCGTGCCCACCGAGGCGCCGTTGATATACAGGGCGATCGCATTCGACGCCGTCCGCTGGGCATGGAACATGCCGGTCGTCACGCCGCCGTTGTCGACGCTCGCCGCGCCCGCCGAGGCGTTGATCTGATAGCGCGAAAAGGTTCCGCTGCCGTTGTGGTTCGTCATAATGAAAGTCTCGACCGCACCGCCTGTGTAATTGCCCACATCCACGCCGGCAGTGACGGACGACGCCGTAACGGCCCACAAACCAAACGAGGCATCGTTCAGGGCGAATTTCGGCGACGTGGCGGTCGTGGGATTGAAGTCGAAGTCAACAAAGCTGGACGAGCCATTGCCCTGCCAGCCCCTGTCAGCCGTGAACGTCGGACTGCTGGTCGCCGTCCCCGTACCCCGCGCAACCAGATCAATCAAAGACGATTGCGTATTTGCGGCGGCGAGCAACCAGAGCCGATCGAGCTTTGCCCAGACGCCGGCCGCCTTCAGATCGCGGGCAACTCGCGAGACCTGAAACAGTCGCGGCCCCGCTACGGCGCCACCGGCGGCAAGCACGGCGGCTCGCCATGCCAGGGCGTCGGCGTCCGGCGCCGAGCGTATGATGCGGCCGATAGTGGGCGTCATCAGAGCTGTCCCGCCTTGAGCCTGACGGTGTGCGCCACGGCAGCCGGCGTCAGCGTCGTCAGGTTGACGAGGTAGCCGAAGACGCCCGTGCCGGCGAGCTTGACCGGCTTGTTGACGAAATGTGTCTCGACCCACTGCGTCGTGCCAAGGTCGACCGCCGTGCCGAGGTCGACATAGCCGAGGAACGACGCCTGGTCGCCGGTGCCCAGATCGAAGGCGCCGTCGTCCGCGATCGCCGAGGGCGGTGTCACGTCGTAGAGGTACAGGCGCCACGCCGTCGCTTCCGCCGTGGCGCTATTGATCAGCAACTCAGCGCTCAGGATCATCACGCGGCTGGCGCTGATGGCGCCGAGCGCGAAGGTGCCGGCAGCGCCGTTGCAGTCGTTGGCGGTGTGCGAGTTGGCGGCCGGGGTGAAGGTTGCGGAGGCGGTCAGGCCGGGTTGGACGAGGAGGCTGTCGGTTGCCTCGATAACTCTGGCCGCACCTGTAGAAGTACCTGCACCTGTCGTGGTCGGGACGGTGGTCACTGTTGCGCCGAGATCGCTACCCGCCGATACCGGGGCCCCCGCCATATCGGTACGCAACGGCGTGAGGACCACGGTCAGTGCTGAAATAGTGTCCACCGCGCCGATCACGCGCAGATAGCATTCGGGCAGGTTGATGTTGCGCATGCCGTTGGCAGTGAACGTCGCGCTGCTGCCGAAGGACAGGGCGGTCGACGAACCATCGGCGCCCTTCTTCTGCAGAGTCAGCGTAGCGCTGGCGGCAAAGGTGCCGACGACCTCGAGCAGACCGGAACCACCGGGCCACTTCACCCACGCAGAGGCCGCCGCAGCGGCCACGCTGCCGTCCTTGACGAGGATGACGGGAGTGTAGACAGCCATGTGCCTATTCCTTCTTGTCGGCGTCGGAGTTGACCGTCAGCAGGTAGCTGTGCAGACGGCGGAAGGCTTCAGGCTTCATGCGGCCTGCGGTTACATCGGCCACGTCTTCACGGAGGCGTCCATCCCAAAGCATCTGACGCCGCATCGCATCGGCCTTGGTGCTCGTGCTGTGGGCAAGATACCGGGAGAACAACATAGGGACTTCAGACGAAGCGCCGGTACGACCGCGCAGCATGCTGGTGCCTGACGCAAACAACGTGCGCACGCTCATTCCTGCATTCTGCTCGAAGGCCGAGAGGACGCCCTTGTCGAGGTCTTCGGCCTTGCCACCGGGACGGCTGACGCGGCCTTGCACCTGCACCGCATCACGGATGGCCTTGAGGTCGGCCACCGCTTTCGGCGACAGCGCCAGGCGCAGCGCGGCGGCGGATTTCTCGTTGTCGAGGATTTCCGACATTCTCTGGAAGTTGGGTAGTTCGTCGCCCGTGCCGGCAACACGACGCCACGCCAGTTGCGCCAGCGCGCCCTCTGCATCTCGATCGCCGCGCACGCTGCGACGCAGGAGGCGCATGGCGCGCGGATCCTCGATGGCGGTGTCCATTGTCTTCTCGGGATCGCCGAGGCGCTTGATGAGGTCGTTCTTTGCTAATTGCTCGCGACGAGCCTGCGACTTCGCGATGGCGGCCTCGAAACTAGCCAGGTCGAGAGCGTCGACTGCCTTCTTGACGTCAGGCATCTTGTTGAGGACCGGACTGTTCTTGGCCTTCCACTGGTCAATATGGGCCTGGGTCAACTGGCCTTTGGCACTGTCCCGGATCTCGGCCAGCGCGTGATCGGTCATTACCTGGACCGATCGCGGATCGCCACCGAGGGTGCGCTGGAAATTCTCGGCTTCACGGATGCTACCGAAGAACTTCTTCGGGATGTTCTCGTCCGCCAGTCGATCAGCACCCGTCTTGTCGACGCGACCCATCTCTCCGGGAACGCCCTGTTTGTAGCGCGGCACAAAGTCGTCGCGGAACTCATCACTCACGGCGCGGAAACGCTTCGCCAGTTCGGGGTCGGTCTTGTCGGCCCACTCGAGGAACGACTCGTCGAGCCGCTGGCGGGCAGCCTTCAGGATGCCGAGTTGTTCGGTCGTGACCTTCTTCGGATTAGCGATGGACTCGGCATCGCGGATGTCGCTGAGCAGTCCGGCTCGATGACGCTGGAAGTCCTCGAAGGTCGCGAACCTCTGTGCAGGCGCGCCGTCGGCCCCCAGTATCGGCGATGGCTCGCCCTGCAGCATCTTGTCTACCCGCTGCGGCACTTCGGCTCTGCCCGTGAAGGCATTGCCCCGTTCATCCACGTCGGCTTGCACACGCGCCCGCTGGTCTTCAACCGGCATGGTGAAACGTTTCTGCGGATCGACCTGCGCGTAACGCTCTCTGAAGTACTGCTGGTCAAGAGCCTCGAGCGCGGTGCTCTGTCCTCGCAGCGTGTCGCCGCCCTGCGCGGGATCGTAGGTAGGACCGGGCTTGTCGGAGGCTCGCGTCGGAAGACCTACCTCAACAGTGTCGATCTGACCCTTGGCCGCAACGCCAGGCGCCGCACGCTTGGCGTCGATACCCGACACGAAGTCGGTGAACTTCGACGCCATCTGCTCGGGCGACGCTTCGTTGCCGACGCCAGTGTAGGTAGAGGGCTGTGCCGGGTTGGGCGGCGAGTCGCCGCGCGCACGGGCGACCTGCTGATACCACTCGTCTGCGGTGCGTGGCTGGCCGGGCTCGGGGCCAATCCGGCCGGTAGAGTCACCGGGATGGATGCGTAGGTTCTCCGCCTCGAACTCGCCTTTCGGGTCGGTCCAGCGCCGAGGCGGTGGCGGGTAGGCCGCAGCCTCCCACGGCCCCAT